CCTTGAATATTAGAAGTATCTACCTCTAATTCGTCTGCAATAGGAGTTAATTTATCCTTATACACTCCTAAATCTTTAGCAATATCTGGTCTGCTTATGTTTAAGGGGATTTTGTAGTCTAAATTAGTCTGATCTTTAACTTTTTTCTCAGTAAGTCTATTTGGATTGTAGGATACGGTATCTTCTACGTTATTTGGGTACTTTCGGGCCTCAATGCCAATAGGAAACTTACTTCCTGCAAACAATACGTCTACTACTTGGGCGTATGCAGCCAAAACTTTAGTTTTAGTTACCTTAATAAACGCTTTAGATTTTTCAGTTTCTGTAAATTGTACTTCTGAGCTATAAACACCTCTATAATTCCTGTATGCATCAAGCCAACGGTCTTCATCGGATAGTCTAGCGTCTTTTGCACGTTCATACTGACTTTTTATGTAGGCAACTGTGTTAGAAAGCTCTATGTTTTGCTCTTCTGCGTTACCATCCTCTTCTACAGACATAGCTAAACTAGTATCTATTGCGTCTTCAGGTAAAGGTTTGTCCATTAATGCCATATTTAATATCCAAAAATTGAGTCGGCAGGACGCCAACTTTGTTGAGGTACGCCATTGCCCATATCAAAGGGAGAAAATGCCTTTGGTCGGCTCATAACGGCATACCGAATTGAGTCGTATGTATGTCTTTGCTGCGAAGTTCTAGCGTCAATATCATCACCACCTTTAGGGTCCGAAGGAATTATAGGCAAATCTGCTATAACTTGTCTACAGGTATTAAAAAACTGTATTCCTGCCATTCCTGTAACTTCATCTACTTTAAGAACTTCGTGTAATCTGTTCTTACCTGCCACCCTAGCTCCGCTGCTTCTATCACTAGGCCTCCACCTACAGCCCTGAGATATCATTTCCTCTGCTATAGATGGGCCAATTTGCCCTCGTTGATGCCAACAAGAGCTATCCAGTACTCCGTACTGTATCTTCTCACTACCCTCTGCTTCCATCACGGCTCTAGCTAAGTCTCTACCTGTGTGTTTAGATACATATAGTTCCCTATAGCAGATTAAGGTGTCATATGATGGGTCAATAGCAAACCAATGAACTGAGCTAAAACTAGAATAGCCATAATCACATGACCTGAATCTGGTCCAATCAGTCGGAATATCATATGGTTCAATAACGTGATCTTTTTGCCTAAACTCTGGAAAAGCCGCCCCATCTGCTACTCCCCAATCACCCTCTAATAACTGCCTACGCTGCATCTCTGGCAGAGACAACAGGTTAGCTTCATACTGACCACTCTCCATGAGGTAGGGATTGTCCTGCAAACTGGCAGGTATAAACCTACGGTAGAATAGCGGCTCCCCTTCCTTGGCGTGTCCCTCTGGGTATACTAACTCCTCGCCCGTTTCTATGTTAGTTGCCACAAACTTTCTGTTTGCAGGGGCAGGATCAATGAAGGTTCTCTTAACCCATCCATGTCCTATACCTCCGGGGTTAGTAGTAGCCCTCATGTATATAGGTAACGTAGAATCTGTGGTACGAAGCCTTGATCTCAAGTAGTTCCAAGCAAAGCTAGTGGCATATTGGGTCAACTCATCTACAGCTATATAACTAAACGACTGACCTTGATAACGAAGTACGTCTTGGTCACGCTCTAGATATGTAAGCCATAATTTAGCCCCACTGGGAAACGTCCACTGAGACTTCTTCTCCTGCCACTTGGCCCCCTTAAATGCTCTGGGATATAGACCCTGAGATTTAAATATTAGTTCCCTAAGTTCATCGTTAGTCCGTCTAAGAATAAGCCCATTGAAATTAGGATTATCAAAATAACGCATAGGATCAGCAAGTAGACCGTAACTCTTACCACCACCTGCGGCTCCACCGTATAGTACTTCTCTTTCTGACGCTGCAAGGAACTCTGTCTGCGGCCCTGCATTGGGAGAAAATACTACCTCTTGTTCTTGCTGTTTAGACTTAATTACTGAGAAGTCCAAGCCTTCTGTGACAGTCTCTTCTTTAGGCGTAAGCTCATCTAGTTGCTTCTTAGCCATTGTAAGCCTACGCTTTGCGTCTGTCTGCTTACGTTTGGCTGCAGCCATCTTCTTATCTTTAGCATTCTTAGGCTTACGCTTACGGTTAGCCTTGTCTCTCTCTGCTAGTACCTTAGAGGGGTTGTCTGAGTCTTTGCCTCTACGGTCACGCCAGATATGTATAATACCTTGGTGGCTTATCTTGTCCCCTGTCTTAGAGGCTAACCACGCTGCAGCTTTTCTGGAAGAGTGTCCATTCTCCAGATAGTCTAACGCCTCTTCAACTAATACTGCCTTTTCTTCATCTGGAACCAGTACGAGTGGATCATCCTCTGAAGCCTTATATGCATAAGGTATCTTAGCAGTTTTGTTAGCCCTCGTCTTGTTCAGCCAGATTGTCACTGTCATTCTTCGGTGGAAGTATAAACATCGCACCGCCTGTATTGTTTACCTCAATTTGCTCTTTCTTGATCAACCCAGTGCGGTCTAGTATCTGAGAAGCTGCCGCTATAGAGTTTCTGGCTCCCATAGCTGCAGGGTCATTTAAAACATCTACCATACCCCAAGCGGCTTTAGGAGCGTTCATGGCTAGTAACATAGATGCCTTCTCGTTGATTTCTTTTTGCAGAGGCCCTACCACAGAATTAATACTGGTGGTGTCGGCATAACCTGCTTCTTTCATTGCCCGTCTTATATCTCCCCGTATCTCAGGGGCCATAAGAAGCTCTAGAAATAAAGCCTGTTTCTCTGTTAGTTCTCTCTTATCTTCCATTTTATTACCTTAAATACACAAACGCAAGGCCGACTGCGCCAGTACAAATCATCCAAAATATACGCTCTGCAAAGGCTATCTTCTGTCCTCTGGCTATGGCCTGTTTTTCCATCTCGTCCAAACGGGAGTCCATCTTGGTTTGAAAATCCACAATGGTATCCATCCTTTTAAATGCAGATACTAATCGCTCTTCCATACGGGCCATGTCAACCATAGCTGCAGACATTTTATCTAAATGTTTTTCAATACGGGTAAGTCTTTCTTCGGTCATATTCGTGGTCCTTAGATAGTTTTGTTGGTTATCTGAAAACAGTAAGGCCTAGTAATTAGTTTATAGTTTGTAGCTGCGTATCTAGCAAAATCATCCATGTGAGAGTTACACTCTTGCATTGTAGGAAACTGTTTCTGGTCATAGAAAACAACCGTACAAGAAGATGCATCTATAGGGTTTATACAGGCTAAGATCATTCCGATAATCATCTATCTATCCTCTGTCTGACCCTGCATTTATCCTTAACAAATTCTCTACAAATGTTTTTTGCTGCAGACATTATTACTAGTTTTCCTTTATTATCATACACTACATATTTTCCACTATTGTTTTGCATGAGCTTATAACTATTTATTTGTTTTTTCAACTAGCTGTCTTTTTTAACACATTCAAGGGACATACGATATAACTTATTGTTTTCCCATCTAGTCCAAGAGCTTTCATCTGCAATACTAATACACTGAACTTGAGACATAGGTATATTGTATACATACTGGTTGCCGATATACTCCCAATCTAATCCGTTATATCCCCATAAAGATACTACTAATAAAAAATTCTCCATTATTTTTTCTTCTTCCAATTTACTCTCTTAGAGGAAGTTTTTTTACGAGTAGCTGCCTTACCTTTAGCTGTCTTACACTGTGCCATTGTAGGCCTACAGGCAGGGTATCCCCTTTTACTCTTGGTTCTAGATTTACGTCCACAAGGCTTCCCTGTTTTGCAGTCCACCCAACCTTTGCCGTTATTCTGTGAAAACCAAGTCCTTAGACTGTTAGACTTTTTTCTTGCCGCCATTGGTCTTGCGCTTTCTTAGCTTTGAGAAGTCTGCCCCAGTTATCTTGTTTTTAGGTGGCGCAGCCTTTGCAATCTTTTGCTGCTTCTTAGTTAATCTGCCCATATTAAGTTGCCCTACTCTTCTTGCCCCAATTCTTAGCGCCTACCTTCCTACACTTTACTAAGGCCCCTGAACCATAAGCTGAAGGCCACGTTCCACCATTCTTGGTGTACGCCCTCTTTACCTTATGATAACAGGCATCTTTCTTAGTTGCCTTCTTCTTAGGGGTAGATTTCTTTTTAACTCTAGCAGCCATACTAGGTCTTCTTCTTTTTCTTCTTCTTAGCCATGCCACCAACATAAGCACTCATCTTTGCTTTAGCTTTCTTTTTGGCTGTTTCACTAAGGTCTTTCATATGAACTACTGGTTTGCTACTTGCTGTATGAGTTTTGCCCGTATGCAAAGTTCCATCAGACATCTTATGTGTAGCTCCAGTAAAAGGTGTGCCTGTTTTTAAAAAATGTTTACTACTTTTTGCCATTATATCACCACTTCTTACATGACCAATATCTTGCTGTAAATTTATCCTTGGCTGTGTCACACTTGTGCCTAGCTCTGAAAGACTTGCGCCTCTTAGGATTACTTTTCTTAATTTTCATATTTGGGTCCCCGAAGCGAATTATCTTCTCTTTGCCTTTCTTACAGGCTTTGACCACAAACTTCTTGGACCCACCAGAAGTTCTACGGGGTTTGTTACAAGGCATCTTAGCCTTATTAACTCTAGTTGCCATTTCTATCTACCTCGAAACATTCAACCGCACTGGCAGAGTTTGTAATCAGAACTTTAGATTTCTCTAACTGAACCTTACAGTTTTCTTCCGATCCATAAGTTCCAATGTGATAATATTCAAACTCCCCGTGTAAAAACTGTAACCAAATTAAAAACCACATCTAAGTAAAAAACCACCAATAAGCTAAACCACAGATACCACCCCAGATAACTACAATGATAAATACCCAAGTGAGCATCTCACGAAGTTCTTCGGCTTCCTTCTGCTTTATTCTAAGAGCTTCCTTACGTTGTCTTCTCATCTGCGCCTGATAAGCTACCCAATCGTCATACATTCCGGGTCTTGCATATAACCTCATATGGGACTCTAATTCACGCTTTTGTTCCTTTAGTTTATCTAAGGCAAGAAACTCTTCGAAGTCATCTCCTGCCTTACCTAAGACCTTAGTAAATACACTATTCTTCTTTTTGTCAACCTTGGCTTTTAAATCTTCCTCTGCAGATACAAAAGCTCCAATGGATTTACCTACATCCACTAGCTCCCTGCCTTGCTGAATTGCAGTCTTGATGGTGCTGTATGCCGCTGAACAGGCAGCTAGTTCCGCTAACATTTATCAGTCCTTGGTCTTAGTTGGTTATAAGAATTACTTATTCTTAATGCCCATGTTTCCACGCACCATGCCCATGTCTTCTTTCTTCTTCATCTTCATAGGCATACCGCCCATGTTGTAAGACATAGACTTCTTCTTCTTCTTTTTCTTCATAGCCATTCCTCCACCATACATATTTGCAGGTGGTACACTAGCTCCACAGTTTGCCATTTTAGCTTTCATCAAATTCTTCCTCTACAAAGTATTCCCTAGCATCTCTGTTTAAATAAGACTTAGGGTCATTGGGTACATCGACAGTAAAGTCGTTCTTGGTTTCAGGGGTGTAGAAGTAATACCTACCATAACCTGCAAACTCGTGGGCCATTGGGTTATCGTTTAACTCTTTCTGAGTAATTAACTTTTCTTCTACAAGATATTGTCTGATCTTATCAAAGGACAAACGCTGTCCTGTTCGATCTTCTATTGCGGCTCTGATATAATATAAATTAAGGGACATAGGACTTCCTGTGAAAGCCTACCCATACATTATACCAGATGTTAAAGGATAAGGCAATCACCTAATTAATGAATTTAATATTGACGAACTTGCGTTCTAGTGGTATAATGAATTGTCGGTTGAGAGGGCTACTATATAGTAAACCCCTAAGTCACCCTAGTATGGGAGTAGGTAGTACTATACTTATAGTAAATTACTTTAAGCCCTCTGCCGCCATCTATCCAACCAAGCAATAATATCACAATAATCAGGTGAGAGAGTAATTTCATCGGATAGGGTCTTTGTATGCCACCCTATATATATCCCCACGGCTTATGCCGATATCATTAAGTTCTTGGTCAGTTAGGTTCTGTAGTTGCCAGTAAGCTACTTTTCGCTTCTGATATTCTTCCCATCTATGTAGTAATCGTCTTAACATTATAATGCTCCTTGATAAACACTCTAAGCATTATACCAAGGAGCTACATAACTAGGTAGTAAGGACCAACCATACCCGTTATGTATTCTCCACATAGGCTACGGCTTTAAGCATCCTCATGGGATCATCTTCAAAAGCCCCAAGCCCTCTATTACAGGTATGGCAGAGCCATCCTCTAAATTCATTTGTCTTGTGGTCGTGGTCTAGCACCCAAGGGCCATTGTTCTTGCCCCCTTTGCCTTTTACCTCTTCAGCCCCTCTACAACAGATAGGACACCTGTAGTCCTCGTCTGGCATACCGTGGGCAGCCCTAAGATTATCTCTTATTCTAGACAACTCCCTGTTGCACTCCTTACACTCAGGCCTCTTATAGTTAGCCCCAGAACTATTGCCAAATGCTGCTAGGGGTTTCTCTTCCTTGCACTTTATACAAACCTTAGTATCCCCTTCAAGGGGTAAGTCTGTGAAACCAAATAAATCAAGCTGTTGGTGCATTAGCGTTAAATAGATCAGCTACACTTCTGGTGCTGTTTTCTATTCTTTCCGCTTCTTCCCGTAACCTCTCAGCTTCTTTATTTAGTTCTGCAGCCATTTCATATAGTGCATTGTAGTCATTATTATCTGCGTGTTCCTCTTTTATATCATCTATAATCTCGTAGAACCCCTTGGTAACAATAACGTCCTCTTCTCCTTCTATAGAAAGAGTAGTCTCATGCTGTAAGACCCCATCATCATCGTGTTCTAAGAATGTATAGATAAATACAGGTAACCCGTCAGGAAATATATTAGCGTCTTGCCCAATATCTTCAGCCATATCCCTACCCCTGTTCTGCATCTTGTACACACTTTATCAAAATAAATAGTATCTGTCAACATTACATTGTGTAAATAATCTATTTAAATACTACATATAGAAACTTTACAGTTTTATAATTCTAAAAAATTACTGTAGTGGTTTACTGTTGTAAATTTCCAAAATTATGTCGTGGTTGTATACGCACCCGTACACGGTGGGGGTGGCAGTCGTGTACCCTTGCAAATTGTAGTCTAAATAGTTAATAGATTTTTAGGATATCGTAACTTTAGCCAATTAAATCAGTAGGTTATCTGGAAAAAAGTATCAGGCCTTACAAATTTAAATAGATAAAAAATTTTAATGTACGACTAATTAAATAAACTGGTTCTAAATCTGAAAACTAAAAGGTTCGAAGCTTCCAGAAAAAAGTTTAAGCTAACTATTTAAATAGGATACTGGTCTATAGCCCGTGCAGCATTGGCCTTTGACAGTTTAAATAACGCGGAGCGAAGGCCTTCTGGGTGCATTTATGCTGTAAAGTAATATGCTCTGAGGGCCAATATAAGAGCCAACCAGTAGGGTAAACTTTCTAGGGTATAATAATGCATAGGTTCTTTTACCCTACCCAGTGAGCTTGTCCGTGCTTCTCAGGGTATATTCAAATCTAGGTGTAAGACAAAAAAAAGAGGCCCGAAGGCCTCAGTTATTTATTTAGTTAGGATTAATTAGTTCGGCAGCTCCCCATTTGTTAGCGTTTCCCTAATGGTTTTATCTGCGTCTAATCGCTGTTTGAAATGATCGAAGGCCTTTAACCGTTTTTGCAGTTCGATATACAGGCAATTTCGTTTTGTCCTGTAATGGTTCAGTTCCTCAAGTTCACAGTTATTAGGTTCAGGTATTTTTTCCATAAGCTTAATTAATCGATTAGTTGGACCATAGCAGTTTAGAAGATCGATACTATTAGCTTTGGAAATTTTATTCATAATTATGTGAGCATTAGTTCCAATATTAAAAGATAATGGACTTTGATAATAATCCCGTTCTTTTCGGATGGTTCCTAAATCTGATACTTTCATTAGTGCAGCCCCCCATCTAGATCATCCAAATCGATGCTCGAAGCTTTAGAGCTATTGAGTTGACGTTGCCATAAATGTGACCTGTTACGGTTCCTGAGAGGCTGTAGATGCATATTAGATATGGTTATATTCTCATCTAAGAGAACCTGATCTACGTTAATGTCATCTGAGAATTGAGGTTCCCAGTCGAGCCCCTCGTTATCGGTTTTTACTTGGTTAAAGTTCCATGAAAAAATGGTCATAATTACACCTCATTTAGTTGGATTGCATGGTTTAAAATTCTGCGTCTCTCATCCTGAGAAAATGCAGATAGTAGACCCAAGGCTTTGAGTGCATTGGAGCGTACCTGTTCTTTAGAAAATTTTTGAACCCGTGGTTTACGGGTGGCCTTTTTATATTCCTGATCAAGGCCCAATTTCTGAATAGTCTCTTTATCTAATTCAGTAATATTCATTAGGCCACCTCATTTAATTTATCAATTGCAGCATCAATAGATTTTTGATCGTCAGTAGTTTTTAAAAGTTTAATGTGCTTTGGTTTGATATCCTGATAGCCGTGAATTAAATCGTAAATTTCATCGGCTACATATTCTTTGTCATAATCGCCAAATTCATTAAACCATTTTTTGTTTAGCTCACAGTAAACGGCTAAAGTAAAATACTTTTGACCGTTCCCTAAAACTTCATTTTCTAAATTCATATTTGCCATAATATTTGGTCCTTCCTGTTAGTTGGTTGTCAGGCACACGGCCCGTGACCCTTCATTACCATTATTTTTAATAGATCGTCAAACATTATTTAAATAGTTGTGAGAGGCCCTGAGAGGCCCCCAGAATGCCAAAAGGTCTTTTGCTTATCATAGGTCATAAAAAGTCGTTTCCCTAAATTAGCATAGTTTGAGTGCTAAAACGGGCGGCTGCCGAAGCATTTCTCGCTGCCAAAAAAAAGACCCTACCGAAGTAGGGCCAGTTTGGGAGGTTCTATTTGTTTATTTAATCGAAGGCCTGAGTTCTAACAGCCAAGGCCTTCAAATATTTCTCTAACCGTTTTATTCGATCTATTAGCCTACGTTCTTTTTTAGCCAAGGCGGTTACCCTTCGACTGATCATAACCGCCTTCCTATCGATATCTCTAACTTGAGCAACCATTTAAGCAGCCGCTAATTCAGACCATGCAGGTTGGTTCATTATTTTAAGAACCTGATTTTGTCGGGCGTGTAGTGATCTAGCCTCGTTATCTTTTTTCGCAGAACCTCGAACTCCAAACCGTTCGCTATTGTGCGTCGACATGAATGACAGACAACTGGCTAACGCCCAAACTGACCTTCCACGTTGATCGGCCTCTTGCTCGAACTGGTCCATTAGCTGTTTAGTTAGTCGATCTGATACACCGCATAATTTTAAAGTTTCGGCAGCCTGATCCGAAGTAATGGCCTTGTTAGCCCAAGACTGCCATACAGCAATTTTGGTTTTGAAGTTTAATGCCTCGCTTTCGATCCATTCAGCCAGAGTGCTAACGTCTAAATTAGTTGAATGTCTAAGGCGTGTAGTGTCCTGTAATGACATTGTAAGGCTATTTAAACAGCTAACATCCTGATGCTCACTGGTAACATAAACAGGTGTAAGGCCATTAAATGAATTTACTACTGATATACTGAAGTTTAACCAAGTATCGGCATGGCCTTGTCCATATCGAGCAGCATTATAGCCAGTGGCATCTCTTAACTGTCGTATTGGTTGGCCCATCGAAGGGAAAGTTAAGGTCCATTTACAAAAGGCCCCACCATCCGATGTCTGTTCTTTTAGCTCAACACCTTTTCGATCGGCCTTGGTGAATGCAGCCTCGACACCTTTAGTTATCCAATTATGAATTTCAGGATTTTGACCGATACCATAACGCCCACCAGTACGTCCCAAAAAACCACCAGTATCTGTCCTAATAACTGCCTGACCTTGGTCCTTGGTTAACTGCTCTAATGCACCAGTGTCGCGCATTATATATAGCGGTGTATGTTTAGCTGTAAAATTACAGTGATCGATATTAGGTATTTGACCTTCTACTGGTTCAGCTTTCGGGGTCCATTTGATATCTACTATATTCATGTATTTAGTCCTTAGTTAGTGTTTAAAATAACTGACTGATCGTCAGGCCTGAAAAATCACTTCCAGACTACGGGCCAGAAGGCCCGTTTCACTTTGTTATTTTAAAAAAATTGGCCGTTTGATAAATCCACAATTAATGAAATTAGACCGTACCAAAATAAAAGTCTCCACAGTTCAACTGGCCTCAGATAATTCTAAACGCTCTATATTAAGCTTTAGACCATCCAATTCTTTTTGAGCCTTTGCAATTGTATTAATAAATTGCGTTAAATCCATATCGGCATATTTTACGTTCCTATTTAAAGACACAGAATAATGCTCTTGATTTAAGAAATTTATGACACTTTCAGCTAATAAATTATTATGCTTTCCCTTATGGGTTTTCGCTTCAAAATGCATTAAATTTTTCATTTTCATATTTTTTGGTCCTTCCAAAAGTTAGTTGAATTTCGAGCATACTGCCCGTGAGCGAATTTTAATCGATATGAATAATAATTGCAATCGGATATTTCGGCCCCGAATTTTTTCTTTTTATTTATTTTATTAATTTTCAGAATTTATTTTTTTTTTTTTTTTTTTTTTTTTTTTTTTTTTTTTTTTTTTTTTTTTTTTCGCTCCGCTGCTTCTCTCCAGAGGGTTTAGTATGTGTATG